AGCATATAAACAAAAACAATTTAAAGAAATTGAAGTTACTGAGTGGAAAAAGGAAACTTTAGATTATCAAAAAAATCTTATTGATTTAAAACTTAAATCAGCTTGGTTTAATATCCAACATGGCGATAGATTATCAATGGGAGATAGAGAATTTGATGCACGAAATATAGTAGAACTTGATAAAGAAATAAAGTATACTGAAGAACAAATAGCAAAATCTTTAGGAGTAACAAGACAAACAGTAAATAATTGGATTTCAGATATTAGGGCAAGACAAAAAGCAAGTAGAGATTCCATTATTTATAAATTAGATAAATTAGGTTGGACTCAAGGAGAGATTGCAGAAGTTACAGGATTAGATCAAGCTAGTATTTCTAAAAAAATTATGAATTTTGCAAAAAATTGCGAAATTCATAAATTTCTCAAACAAGGAAAGTCCGTTGATGAAATAACTGAATTTTATCAAATGGATTTACCACTCACTTGGTCTTTTATTTTGAAGAATAAAACTGATCTTGAAATATTTAGTAAGTTTGGTAAAAGTGAATATAGTAATAATCAACCCAAAATGTCTGATTATTGGAATTTTTCTAAAGGTGATTTGAGATTAGGATTAGATTACCCAGGAAGAATGTGGTGTCAAGATGTAATGAATATTTTGTATCGATACTCAAAACAAGGAGATTTAATTGTTGATCCAATGGCTGGTGGTGGAACTGTTATTGATACTTGTTTGATTATGAATCGTAAATGTAGAGCTTATGATATAAGTTCAAAAGCTTTAAAAAGAAAAGATATAGTTGAACATGATATTCGAGAAGGATTTCATAGAAGAACAAAAAATTGTGATTTAATAATTTTTGATCCCCCATATTATAAGAAGAAAGAATATGATAATCCAGAAATAATGACAGATAGAGAAATCTTTTTAGATTTTATTGATAAATTTGCTCTTGATAGTTTTAATGTTTTAAAAAAAGAGAAATACTTAGCTTTATTGTTTTCACAATATTTGAGTTATGACGATGAAGAAATGTCTATTTTAGGATCAGATTTGATTAGAATATTTGAAAATAATGGATATAGAAGTATTATCAGAATTGATAGCCCTTTAACTTTCAATAATCAATATCAAAAATATGATATTGAAAATGCAAAAAAACAAAACCCATGGAAAATATTACCTATAACAAGATCTTGGTATATATTTAAAAAAATATAAACAAATTTTTTAGGGAAAAATAAGATGCCTGATTTAAAAAATGAAATTAAAAGAATGAGAATTGATACACTTAAATATGAACGGGAATTTCCTGAAAAGCTTAAACAAATAGAAGGATTTGTTTATGAAAGAAACAATATAAATGATAAATATACTATTGATCACCGAATACGAAATTTAAAAAATAATGAAATAATAGCATATATTGATCTTGAATGTAGGTCAAATGATTTATCTAAATATTCTACTATCCATATTCCAATTTATAGTTTTCCTACTTTTAAGGATCAAGATTTTAATACTATTAATTCTGTAGAAAGTCCTAAAATATTATATTATCGAAAATATCCAAATACAAGTTTTCATCTTTCTTGGAATTATAATACAGAAATTGGTTATTTAATAAAGGGTAAGAATATTATTAATTCAGAAAAAATAAAAATTTGGGATAAAAAACGTAAGGGTGAATTGCCTGTATTTAATGTATCAACAAATTATTGTAAAAAAGTAATTTTTGATAATCTTATTAGTACAATACTAGAAATTATAAATCCTTTGATATTAGATAGTTTGTGGTAAGAAAATTTTGATTTTTTTTTTAAAAAAATACTATTTTATAAATAAAATAATTAACAAATTTTTTTGTAGAAACTTAGAAACCCGTATTTAAACTTTAAGTGTAGTATTAAATATATTATTATTACTGTTAGTAGATTAGGGGGTAATATTATGGAAAAGTTTACTGGCACTACTTTAAAAGAATGGAAAGAATACTTAAAGCGTAATAAAGAAGATGAATATAAAAAATGGAAAAAGGAAAATAATATACAAAGTATACCTAGAAGAAGTATTGCAGACCCTAAATTACCAGAAGGTGAATTAAGATAACATTTTAAAGGATAATACATACAATGATAAATTTAAAAGAGTTTACTAAAAATTGCTCATTTTGGGTAAAAGGAAGACAAATAATTTCATTAGATGAAATAAAACATATTGATTATGTTTTACAAAATCCAAATTTATTCCCCATTTCCAAAATGGAAATTGAAACTATTTATAAAAAATACAACGAGCCAATTGGTTTTGAAGGAAGAGCTAGAGATGAAATAATTAAAATAGTTGCAAAAGATGGTTGGATTAGAATTAGACATTATATGAAACATCTAGATTATTGGTCAATTCAATGTGATTTTTATAGAAAAAGGAAAGAAGCAATTCTTAATTTTATCGACTATGCCATTGATAAAAAATTTATGAATTATTCAGATGCTGTAACTATATTATCTTATGATACTGATGAAGTTATTTCATATTCCTTTAGAGATGGAGGAATTTCTAAGTTATTTGAAAAGAATAAAAAGATTATAAAAATTTTAGATAGACATATTTTAATTGAAACATCTTTGAGTAGATTATATGCTCATAGTAAGAATGGTTTTTTTCTTATTAGTGCTTTTAGAGGAGAATATACAGAAAAAGAAAATCTTAGAAGAACAAAAGAATTAGAATTGGATTCGAGAGGGTATAGTCTAGGTCCAATTAATTTAGGTTATATTGGGGTCTATGGAAAATGGATTGAAAATAAAAATACTCCAAGAGAAAGAGTTAGTTATGAAATATCTCTGTTTGTACCATACAGAAAAGAAATTATGTCACCTGTTAAATTTTATGTACTTGCAGTTGATTTAATGGTCAAGTATGACCAAGAAGCAATCTTTTATAAAGAACCTGGTGATTCTGTTTTTTATTTGCTAGACCAGAGTGAAAATGTTATTATTACTTTTAATAAATTTTCTCCTGGTAAAATGGGAGATGCTTATACAGAACTTAAAAAAGGTACTTTTATTGATAATAAATATATTACAAGAACATTTGTTTTTGAGGGTTTTAAAAAAGCAAATAATCATATTGATGCTTATTCTTTATTGAAAAGTGGCCATATCCTAGTTTAAAACTATATAAAATAGGGGATTTTATGCAAATAAACAGTTTAATGCTTAAAAATTTTGGATGTATTACATCTTCACAATTTAATTTTAATAAAGGTATTAATCTTATTCTTGGAGATAATGGTACTGGTAAATCCCACATCCTAAAAGCCCTTGCGTTTCTTCTTATTAATTATACACAAAAAGCTATTGAAAATTATTGTAATTGGAGTTCAAATTCATTTATGCTTAAAATGAATTTAACTCACTTACAGAAAAATTTTGATTTTAAGTATAAATATAATAGAACAAATAATAAACTAGATAGAGAACTTTATATAAATGAGCATTATTATAAAGGACAAGATGTTATTAATATATTAACAGAATATTTTGATCCATCTCTATGTAAAGCTTCTATTATTTCTTTTCAAGGTAAGATAGATTTAATTGATGCTAAACCTGCAGAAAGACGAGAGAGTCTTAAAAAAATCCGTAATCTAGATTTTGATAAACAAGTTAAAGAACTGGATAATGAAATTAAGGAGATTGAAGATGGTAAATTATTTAAAGTAAATAATGAAATTTTAATTTTAAGAAATAAAGATTATACTTTTTCAGAACTAGAAAAATTACCTTTTGATAAAACAGTTTATTTATCTTTACAAGAAGAATTTACAGTTATTCAGAATAAAATTAATTCAATTCAAAAAGATATCGAATTTTATGATAAATTAATTTTACAAAAACAGCATTATGAAAGAAATATTCAGGATATTGAGAATAATAATCTTAAACTACAGGAATTTGTTGAACAATCTGAAAAAGATATTTTAACAAGTGAAGCAATTCTTAATAGTGATTTAGAAGAAAATTTGAGAAAATTAAAAGAAGAATTAAATCAAGATTTTGAAATGTATAAAAGAAATTTAGAAAATGAAATTTCATCTATTAAGTTACTTCGAGTTCCTTCTTTTAATAAAGATGAATTGTCACAAGCTAGAGATGAAGTAACAAAACAATTTAATTTATGGTCTAATTATAATAAGCAGTATGATTTGTGTTTAAAGGGCAAATGTCCTACCTGTGGACATATTTTTGATTCGGATGAAACTGATAAATATAAAAAATTTACTAAAGATGCTGAAATAAAACTAACAGAACTTAAAAATTGTGTTTTGGAATTAGAAAAACAAGAATTATTTTTCCATGAGCAAAAAGATAAAGCTTTTGCTTTAAAATCAAAAAAAGAAAAATTACAATTACAACTAGATGCTGAAATAAAAAATATTCAAAATAAAAAAGATAAAATTCTACAGAATATTCAGCAAGAGAAAAAGGATATTGAACGTTTAAAAGAGGAAAACCAGACAATAATTGATAGATGTAAAAAGAGCATTAATAAAGCTGTTGAGGATATTAGAAAAAATAAAGAGAGAGTTTTAGAAATAGAAAATCTAATTAAAGAGTTTAAAATTCCTTTAAGTATACCAGAGGTTTCCAAAGAAGATACAGTCAAATTAAATGAGATACAAGTCAAAATTGACTCCTATAATCATATAGTTGAGCAAAATAAACTTATTACAAAGCAGAATATAAAACTAAAAGAACAAAAAGAGCAAGATGAGAAAAAACTTAAAGAATATAGAAAAGAACGTGATGAGCTAATGAAAAGTATTCAAGATTTAAAAAGAGGCAAATTAATTTTACAAAAAGAATTTCCAAATTTTGTAATTTCAACAATGGTAGGAGATATTGAAACAGGTATAAATGATTTGGTAAATAGAATTTATGATGGTCGATATGAAGTTAAGATAAAAGAAAACAAAGGTGGAATTGAAGTTTTGTATGGTCAGAAAAAATCAAGTATTGAAACAGCATCTGGTTTTGAAAAAGGATTGTTTAATTTTGGGTATAAGCATGCTTTTTCTCAGATTGCTGGACTTGGAATTCTCTTACTTGATGAAATAGATGCTTTTGCTTCAGAGAAAAATTCTGAAAAGTTATTTACTGTCATAGGTCAATTAAATAATTTATATAAGCAGGTTTTTATAATTACACATAAACCAGCTATTCAAGAAGTATTATCTAGAGATTATCATGCTACTGTTTTTGAAATGATGAATGGTAATGTAATAAAATATTAGGAAGTTAATATATTATGAAAGAAGAATTTAATCAAGTAAATGAAAAAATGGACAAAGTATGCAAAGAACTTGCTGTATTTTTATCTATTAAAAATAGGAATTATGGTAATTCAGCATTAGAACCAATTTCGGTGTTTTCAAAACACATTACAAAAGAAGATATTCCTTTAAGTTCAATCTTAATTAGACTTGATGATAAATTAAAACGAATTAAAAATGCTCCAAAATTAAGAAAAAATGATATTGTAGATATTATGGGCTATTTAGTTTTACTTTGTATTAAACAGGATTGGTTAACTTTTGAAGATTTAATAGATTAAGAAGACTTTTTATTCTTTTCTTAACTAAATAGATAGAAACTTATTTTAGATTGAGAGGAAATAAAATGTATAATATACAAAAACGAAAATTGGATGAACAAAAAACTAATGAAAATTTAATGGAGCTGTTATTAGCTCATATCCATGACCACAGAGCAGAAATTATAAAAGATACTATTGAATGTATGTTATATAGTGATGATTTACAAGGATATTTTGGGGACGAGGGTTATGAAATTCTTATTAATGGTCTAGGAACTCAATGGCAAGTATATTATAGTCGAGATTATAAAAATCCTGTTATTGTAAAAAACATTAAAGGACGTGGTTTTCCTGATTACGATGAGGTTATTATAGAGACTGTAAAAAGACTTCCTAAAGGTGTAACAAAAGAAAATCTTGAAGATTATGTTACAGAAGAATTTTTTAATAATTTATTCTGGGAAGATTTACGGTTTGAAATAGAGAATATTCAAAGTGATTTTCCAGATTTCGTTGTAACTGGTCGTAGTGGTGGTTATTGGGGTTTAGATGTTAATATATTTGATGCATTTGTTTTAGATGAAAAAATTGTTGGTGACAAAATAAATAGTATTCTTGATAATTTTGAAAAAAAGTTAATTAATAATGAATTAGGTGCTCCATATACTTATCAGGGTTATGAAACTGTTATAGAAGATTTTTTCTCGGAGGATTTTACTTATATTTATTCTAATGTTTTAGCTGATATAATAACCGATACAATTTTTAAAGATTTAAAAGATGACTATTCAGAAATACTTTTAGTTAGTGAAGCAATTCAAATAACATTTAAACAATTAGATAAAATTATTGAAGCTACTATTAAATATTTTGAAAGCACAGATAGGTGGGTAGAAGAGATTATTGCAAATAAATGGTGGAGTTAATAACAAAAAAAAGATAAGGAAAAAAAAATGAAGAAAATAAAAAAAATTGAAACCCATGCAGTTAGAAATGAAAATGAAAGACAGATTGTTTTAGCTCAATTTCTTGGACTTGAAGAATATGAACTTGATGATATTGAAGAAGTTTATGATGAAGTATATAGATTTGGTAATCAAGAGTATTATGTTTTAACAGATTCTGAAGCTGATGAAATGGCAGAAAAATTTCTTCAAGAAATTTTAGATGATGGAGGTATTCAAATATTTACTAGTTCATTTTTTAAACATATAATTGATAATTATGTAGATAGCGATTGGTTTGATGAGGCAATGTATGAATCCTATATTTCTTATGCTTATGATATTGAAAATGAAAGCCCAAATGATGAAAAATTTGAAAATAGACTTGAAGAAGAAATGGCTGAAGCAGGTGTTAATAATATAGATGATTTTGTTGAATATTTTTGTAAACAATGGGAAAATGGAATTGAATGGTATCGTGATAACTTTGGTGATGAAGATTTTAGTGATATTGTTGTAAAAAAACAACTTTATGATGAAAAAGCAGTTATTGATGCTGCTATTGAAGAAGATGGCAGAGCACATTTTATAGCTTCTTATGATGGTAGAGAATATGAAATTGATTACGATGGAGAAATTTATTATATCTATCGGATAAACTAAATTATTTGATTAGAGATATAGTTTTATAATTTAAAACAGAAATCTATTACTGTTTATGTAATAGATTTTTTTTATTAACTAATATAATATGAACTTAAATTTTAAAAATTTATATTTATTTGCAGAATATCTAAAAGGGAACGAAAGTCAGGAAATTAAACAAAAATTTGAAGGATTGACTGGCGATGAGCTGGAAAAAAGTCTAAAAATTATTCTTAATAATCCAAAAATCCCTGAAAGTATAAAGAAAAATTTTCCTAAAACAAGTTGGCGAATAAATTATCGTAGAAGACCACCTACTATGGAAGAATTTCTTACTGATAAATGGATTGGACCAACAGGATTAACAATATATGACCATGTAAAAAAAGCATTGATTGAGTTTTGGGGTCAGAGTTATTATACTCCTGGAATAACAGATATCTCTGGAGCTACTAAAAAATATCGACATTTAATATTAGCATCTTCAATCGGATGGGGAAAACTTCAATCATTAGAATCTATAGTCTATACACCAACTGGTCCAAAAAAAATGAAAGATATAAAAGTTGGTGATATTGTTTCAACTCCGAATGGAAAAACAGCTAAAGTTATTGCAGAATTTCCACAAGGTAAAAAAGATTTATATAAAATTATTTTTAAAGATGGACGAACTACATTAGCAGGTATTGAACATTTATGGAAAGTTACTTTGGGGGTTAATCAAAAATGGGGGATTAAAACTACTAAAGATATACTACAGTCTGGGTTATATTTAAACAATAAAACTAAAAGTCCAAAATGGAAAATTCCACTTTCTAAACCAGTTTATTTTTTAAAACAAAATCATTTTATTTCTCCTTATGTTTTAGGTGCGTTACTTGGAGATGGTTATCTGCGTGAAAAATATTCTCCCATTTTAACCAACACTGATAGTGAGTTACTTCAAAGAGTTAATAGGGAACTACCTAAAAATTTTATTTTAAAACAAAGAAAAAAACCAAATATTCAATATTTGATACAGCCAGATTGGAAAATTAAAAAATGGAATGGTAAAATTAATGAATTTTTTTATCAAAAAATATATAATACATATCATAATTATTTTTATAATGAATTAAAAAGATTGGATTTACTTGGAAAAAAATCTAAAGAAAAATTCATTCCTGTAGAATATTTATATGATTCTGTTGAAAATAGAATTAATCTTTTGCAAGGGCTTATGGATACTGATGGTGGAGTTGATAAAACAGGAAGAATAAGATATGATACAATTAGTAAAAAATTACGGGACAATGTAATTGAATTAGTTAGGGGTTTAGGTGGAATAGCATCTTGGTCAATACAACAAAGAATTAAAAGAAAACAAGATTATAAAAATATTGAATATTCTATTTTTATTTCCTTTCCAACAAACAATTTTCCTATTTTTTCTTTAAAAAGAAAACAGAAAAGAGTTGATAATAGGTTTAATCGAAGTAGATACAGGAGTGGAACAAAACTTTTATCTATTAAATCCATAGAAAAAGTAAAGGCAAATTATGCTAAATGTATAATGCTAGATGATGAAGACCAATTGTATTTAACTGATGATTATATTGTTACACACAATTCTCTTGCTTCAGCAATTAGTGCTTTATATATTATAGTATGTCTTAGTTTAATGCGAAATCCTAAAAATTATTTTGGATTATCTCAAGCAACTACTATAGTAATAGCTCTTATTTCTTTTAGTTTGAAGAAAGCTGAACAAATTTTATTACAACCATTCTTCCAAATTCTAACTACATCTCCACGTTTTAAAAGAGTAATGCGAGAGGAAAAATTAGAAGAACGACAAAAGGAATTTCCAGATAAGATTATTTGGACAAGTGCTGGTAGAGTAGGTTCAATTCAATTTGTAAATGATTTACATATTTTAATTGCTTCTGAACCAGCACATTTGTTAGGATTAACTTTAATGTGCGCTGTTTTTTCTGAAATAAGTTTTTTTATTGAAAGGGGTATTAGTCCAGAGACAATTTGGCGTATTTATAATGATGCTAAAGGTAGAGTTTATAGTAGATTTGGTACTGAATATTTTGCTTCTACTATACTTGATTCAAGTCCAAATGATATGGAATTATCTCCAATTGATAAATATATTTTTGGTGGAGCGGCTTATAAAGACCAGACTAATTATATTGTAACTTCTACCCATTGGGATGTATTTCCTGAAAAATATCCTGAATGGCAAAAAACAAAAAAAACGTTTACAGTATATCGAGGTTCCGCTACAAAACCACCAAGACTTATTGATAATGAAGACGAATTAAAAAATTATAATTCTGCTGAAATATATAAAGTACCTATTGATATTCATCAACATTTTATTGATAATTTAAAAAAGAGTATTAAAGACTATTGTGGATATCCAGGTGGTTCAACTGCAAAACTATTTGAAAGTTTTGATGTTATTGAAAATATGTTTACAATACAATTGAAAAATATTTATACATCAATTTATGCTCCAGCCGATAAAGCACCTGAATATTTAATTTGGAATCAAATTAAAAATGATTTTTTTATAGAAATTGAAAAAGGCCATTTTGTATTTTATCGGAATCCAAATGAAAACAGATATATTCATTGTGACCTTAGTGAATCTCATGATGTTGCTGGAATAGGTTGTGTTCATCCAGAACTTAATAAAAATGGTAATATGATTGTTATTGTTGATTTTTCAATAGCGATTGTTCCACGAAATAGTAAAATAAATTTAGATGCTATTGCATGCTTTATTATTGATTTAATACAATTAGGTAATATGAAAATTGCAAAGATTAGCTCTGACCGTTTTCAGAGTTCTCCACTTATTCAGAGGTTACAAAGATTAGATTATAATATTGATAAATTTTCTGTTGATAGAACAAAAGAACCCTATTATGTTTTGGCATCATGGATTAAAAATGGTCGAATTAAATCTGGTAGAAATATTTTTTTAAAGAATAATTTAAAATCCTTACAAGAAGTAGTAAGTGCTAAGGGTCATAGCAAAATTGACCATGTAATTGTATCATCACCAGTTTATGATGATGGAGCTAATTGGGAAACTTCTTTAATGGGTTTAGGACAAAAAGATGTATCAGATGGAGTTTGTGGTGCTGTAAATCATTGTATTTCTGATTTTAAAGGGGTTCCAAAATATCAGTGGTATGATGATGAAAAAAATATGAAGTTAACAAATAGGAAGATTAAAACAGCTATATTAGAAAATCTTCATAATGATTTTAGTTTTCAACTTGATAAATCCTAAAAATTACCTTATATTATACAAGTGATTATAAAAAAAATTAGTAAGAGAGATGCACTTTTATTTATTCATAAATATCATTATAGCAAGATAATGCCAAGACTTACTAAGTATTATCTAGGATTTATTCAGAAAAATACTTTAGTAGGTGTTGTTACATTAGGATGGGGAACTCAACCTAAACACACAATACAAAAAATATTTTATTCGCATAAGAGTGAAATTGATACAAATAATTATTTAGAAATAGGTAAATTATGTTTTCTTCCTTCTAAAAATAAAAGTAATTTTGGAAGTATGGCAATAGCTTTATTAATAAAATGGATTAAGAGTAATCTTAAGATAGATTTTCTTTATACTTTAGCAGATGGAATTGTAGGAAAATGTGGTTATATTTACCAAGCAAGTAATTTTAGATATATTGGTAAATTTAAAACTAGCATTTATATTGATAGAAAAACTAAAGAAAAAATTCATCCTAGAAGTTCTAAAACTTTATGTATTGAAAATGCTTTATATGAGAACAAAAATAAAGTTTTTTGGCTTACTCATAAATTTTGTGAGTACAAAGGAATTGACAAAATTAATGGATTAATGTTTCGATATATATATCCACTTAATTATAAAGCTCGTAAAATATTAGATAGTTATATAGAATATCAACATTTGGCAAATCCAAAAGATAAAGATTTGTTTTTTGAAAAAAGAGTAGCAGATAAAACATTTAAAAAGATAGAACAACCAACATTCAATAAAAATGTTTTTAAGTATAATTATCAGAAATATAATGAAGAATCTAAATTAGATTTTAATTTTATTAGAAATAGCGAGGTTAGGATAAATGGCTAAAGAAAAAAAAATAAAGCTTAATAAACAATTATTAACAGAAGAAGAGTTTGAAAAGAAGAAAGAAGAATTAGAAAAAAAGAAAGGAGTAAAGGTTGTAAAAGAAAATTCTAATTCTTATAAAGTTCGAATTCAAGGGTAGTTTAATTAAGGGGTATTAAATGAAAAGAACAATTGAAGAGGAAACATTTATAGAAAAAGTTCGTTTAATTTCTGGAAAGAGTAAATATGAAATAAATGATGTTATTTCTAGTATTATTACATTACTAGTTTTAGACTATTTAGATAACAAAGAAACAAGTTTTCCTTTATTTGGTAAAATAAAACTCAGTATAAATTCTTTGAAACCAACGCTTGTACATGGTAAGAAGGAAACATTTTTAACAGTTAATGTTATTCCACATTCTTTTTTAAAGAAAGTTATTGGTCAGGTTATAGATGGTGAAGAGAATGAAATTGAAAAAATTTTGAAAAAGAAAATACAATATCTTCTAAAAAAATACTCCGAATAAAGTTAAATTAATGATTAAATGGGAAAAATGTAATAAGTGTAATTATAAGGGAATTGTTGAAAAAATTGTTGATGGTAAGTATCAAAAAAATTTATGTGCTTGTAGAGTGGAGTATAATAAACGTAGACTATTAGAAAGTTTTTGTTATCCTCCTAGTATTTATGATTTTAATATTAATTCTTTTCAAAACGAAAAAACTTTAAAACAGATTAATAAACTTAAAAAATACATTAAGCAATTTAAAACAAAATTTTCAAGTTTAAGTTTGTATTTTTATGGAGAAAACATAAATCAAATATTAAAAATAGCTCAATGGGTTGGTCGAGAACTTATCTTTAAGTATAATGATAAGAATAGAAAAGTATTTAGTGCACCAATAATTACTATGTATCGTCTTATTCGCCTTTTAAATGAGGATATGAATTATAATAATAATTTTAAAATTGCAAATTCAATATATCAAAATTGTAATTTATTAATTTTGGATGATTGTTTTACTAGGGATAAGGTTTTAATTTATAATTCTGGTTATCAAATTCCATCTCTTTATGATTTTCTAAAAGAAAGAATGGAGAGTAAAGAAAAACCAATTCTTTTTATTTCAGATATTCCTGCGGAGCAAATCGATATAGGTATGTATAAAAAATCAATTAAAAAACTCATTTGTAATAATGTATATTCTATGGAATTTAATGATAGTATTACAAAGAAAGAAATTGATAATTTATTTGAAGATGAATATACTCGTTATAGAACAAAAAAGGAAAAGTTTAAATGATATCACTAATCACAAATGAAAAACAAACATTAATGTGCCTGATTGAAAAACCAGAGCTAATTCTGCAATTTGAAAAAAACTATTTTATATCTGGAATAGGAAAAGATATATTTGATATTTTACATTATTTTTATAACAACGAAAAACCTATTCAACCAACAATCAATAATATTATTAATGAAGGAAACCGAAAAAATGAGGCAATAACGAAAGATTTAATAGCTAGTCTTTTTAAAGAAGAATATACTCTTGAAGACTTTAAATATTATCAGAAAAGATTAAAAGAAGATTATATAAAAAATAAGTTTTCAGACAAAACCTTAAAGGAATTATTAATAGTTCTTGAACAAAAAGGGGATTTAGATACAAATAAATTAAGTTTATTGGTTGAAGAATTACAGATAGGTATGGAAGAACTTGAAGACAAAAAAAACAATATACAAGATGGTTTTAATTTATTAAAAGATTATCAAGTAATTCTAGAGAAAAAGCAAAAAGGAGAGTATTTTTATAGTACTGGTGATTCATATTTAGATAGTTATTTAATTGAGGGATTTATGCCAGGATACATTACTACATTATTTTCAAACACTGGAGTCGGAAAATCTATGTATGCCCTTAATCTTATTAATAAACAAATTAATAAATATATCCCTAATTTATATGTTTCACTTGAACTTGGTCCAATTACTACAGCGGAACGATTACTTTCTATGAGAAATAGAATTCCAACTACAGTTTTTTCTGGTAGAAATCAAAATGATGATTTAAAAAAATTAGCTTCTAATACAGTTGAAAAAGAATTGGTTCACTTTGAGAATTATCCATATTTTGCTATAATACAAAAACCATCAGTTTCAATTACAGAATTAGAACATTATATTAGGATATTTAAAAAAAGAATAAATGTTGATTATTGTGTTGTTGTTGTCGATTTATTGACTATGCTATCTGATTTTTTAGGACAAGGTAAAGCTGAGATTTATGAAAACTGTATGAATAGATTACACTATCTTGTGCGAAAAGAAAATGTTCATCTTTTTGGTATTGTTCAAGCAAGGCGAGATAATAGTGGTAATAAATATTCTGATATTAAAAGTTTAAATAAATTAAAACCAACACTTGATACAATTAAATCTAGTTCTGCTATAGCTGAAAGAAGTAGAATTGTTTTATCTGCTTTTAGATTAAAATACTATGCTGAGATGTTTTTTCCTGAATTACCAGAATTAGATACAATGGAAGATATACTTGAAATTGCAATTTTAAAACAAAGTTCAGGAGCTTTAGCAAATCTTAAATATCTTTATCAAGGAGAAACTTCTAATATTTTTAAATATGTTGAATCTAAAGAATGTGTTTGACTTTTTTTATTAAAAAATGTATTATTAAAGGATAGGAGAAAATTCTAATGGAAGAGTACAAAGAAATGGATATGCAAGAAAAAAAGAAATCAGAAGAAAATAAAGCTTTAAAAAGAAAATATGTAAAGCATGCAAATGATATTAAAAAAAAGAAATCTAATGCTTTTCTTTCTAAACTCCAGCAAGCTTGGTTCCAAGCAATTTTAGTTGTTTTTATAATTTTCTTTTTTGCGATTTCAATCACATCAATAGTATTAATTTTTAAAAAGATAAATTCTAATTTAAAAAATGAATTAGATAATATGAAAGTTGAATATACTGAGAGAATTTCTAAACTTGAAAAGGAAAAAGAAGCTGTAATTGAAACAGCATTTTCGGTAAAAGATGAACTATTGAGTAGACATTATGTACAGGAAAGTAAACAGTTTGA